CATATTCTGTATCTTCCTCAATAATATAATCACCTTTATCAATAATTCCCTTAGCTAACTTGTAATTCTTCATGAGTCTACGAGCATTCCTGCGAATCTGCTTCATGCCTCTCCATTCTAACCAATCCATATTCCAGGCTCCCCAATCTGCATCCTTCTCTTTTCTTGGTAAAAACTGGATGGGTTGCTGAAGAGTACCCATAGGAGTATTCTCTGCTCTCTTACCCCTCTTAAGATCCATTGCATTTAATATTTCCATACTAGCTTAAATTTTTAAACGGCATTATTACTTTTTTCATTTTCGAAAAACTGTTACTACCTCCCATATGAACAAAGAGGCTCCTAGGTAATTTAAACAAATCCTTGGACTTTTCCAACTTTTTTCCACTATCTTCTCTTCTTTTCTGATATCCCCTGTTAGATTGTTGAATTTTTGAGAAAGCTACAAGGGCAGACAGAGAAACAAGTCTGTCCACATTGAGTCCCTTCTGATAGGCTACCATCTCTTTAAGTGCCATTGGGTCAGGTATTCTCTCTATTCCATATAGAGTTCTGACAACAGTTCCGTCTTCTTTTACTTCATGATCAAGCTCTTCTTTAATAAAATCTACAAGATATTCAAGAAGATTTCTGTCAAAGAGATCTCCAGTATTCCTCCAGCCATATTCCTGAAAGACATTAGAACTAGCCTTAAGATCCTTGAAAAACATCATCTGATCCTTTGGGACAAGATACTTCTGTTTCTTACGGCCAATCATATGTTGAATAAATCCAGGAATGTTATTCTCAAGAAGTGTCCATGCATTATACCATTCAATAATCAACTCAAGTCTCTGATGTGTTTTGTTAATATCATCAAATCTACCACACCAGGCAGCTACTATCTTACCTTTCTCTACAAAATTCTCGATTTTCTCTCCATCAATCCTAGTCACTTCAACAGCATTTTTCATCACATAAATAGAGCATAAAGATTCTGAGGTAACAGTCTTTCCTTCTCCAACAGGGTCAATTGAGGCATAATACATACCAAAAGTAGGATCTTTTACCGGCCTTTCCCATACGACAAGAACACTCTCTTTATTCTCAGCTCTTCTACTCAGAGGAAATTCGGATATCGGGATCTTATTACTATCCTTTATATCTACTTTCCCTTCGGCATTAAAAGATATATCAATAAGTTCATAGGGGTATTCCTTGTCTTCTATTCTTCTCATCTGGGCAGATACAAGATGTTGTGGAAAACGGGAAATATTCCTATAGGCAAAAGCCTCATTAATATTTCGGGGATGCTGAGATATCCTAAGTTGATAGGTCTCAGGATTAAGATCTTTCTTCCACTGTTCAAATTGGAGATCAAGTGCAAGGATAGCTTTCTCAATCTGAGAATTACCATATTCATCAATGTAAGGAGGCATAGACCATTGTTCAGGTATGAAAAGACCGGTCTTCCCAGTAGTGCCCTTACCATCTAGAAGATTACTTTCTACAGCATAAATTCCATTAGCTTCAGGGTGATAAGTAAACTCTTTCAGAGGTTCGCACTGATCAAGATCTCCTACTGAACCAGCTGCTATAAACATACCTGTAGTAGTAAATGGTCCTGATGAAAGAGCTGGTCGGATATACTCATAGGTCAGATTCATCTTGGGAGCAATACCAGCCTCTTCATGAAAAAAGTATCTACATGGTCCACCAACACCATTAGTGGGATCCTTATCGAAAGTCATTCCAAGGAGAGATCCTTTAAGTCCCTTAAGAACCTTCCGGTTACCAACTTGTGTCTCAATCTGCTGTTGCCAGGCATGCATCTTCTCAGGAGCAAAAAGTCTTATCCATGCCGTATGCTCATTTAGAAAGTTCTTGTACTCTACAAAGAACTTCCATGTATTCTTCTCATTAATATGATCCTTAGATGATGCGCCTATCTTGAGAGTAACTCCTTCTTCAAACCATAGTTGATTAATAAGTTTTGCAGTATGATAGTAAGATGATGCTATCTGTCGTTTTTTAAGTATTGAGGAATGCTTGTGGTGAAGCTCTGCTAGAAGTTCATAAAGAGCCATGTGATATTGAGCATCTCTTACATCAACAAAACTATATTTTTGGCTCTCTTTGTTAAAAATCTTAAGAAAATTAATCCACATATAATAGTCTCGAGGAAGGTACCAGGTCAGGTTCCCGCTTTTGTAGATAGCTCCTACTCTACATTTATCTTTCTGATCATCCCAATAGCGTTTATAATCTACCGATCCCTTAGGTGCTGTACAATACAACCTATTTTTATTGAAAATTCTGGCTTGTTCATTAAATGCAAAAGTTGTATCATCAAACTTATACTCACCTGGTTCTTTAAAGAGTGGTATGACAAAATCACGGAACTGCTCTTTTGTATCAAAGCTAGTCTTAGTCCAAGAACCTTTCTCCCAGGTTGGTATTATAATAAAGGATTCGCTCATTGTTGATCATAGGCTGTTTCTGCACCACCTCTTGTTTTTGATTTCTGTTCCTCCTGTAAATCCTTATAGGCTCCTTTAAAAGACTCCCTGATGTCCTGATAATCCGAAGCAGCTTTTAGAAGAAAAGGTCCATTACCATCTCTACCGGTAGTAATCGGAGTTTCTTCCATAAATCTACTTAATCTATCAATCATAGTTGATATTCCTCGGTAAGCCCTATAAGTAGGAGTATCATAGAGACTATTGCATAATTTTAATGCTGCTATAATCTTCTCATCCTCTATGGAAAAATCTGCCTTAATCTGTTCCAGAATAAGCTGTTCTTTATCTTGTTGAATAGTATGAAAAAAAGGATTCTCATCAGCGTTAGGGCAGGTCATGTAAAAGAGGTACTGATAAATCTTCATGTACTTATCTGGATATTCATCCATAATAATCTTCAGATCTTTCAAAGTATAACAGTGGGCTGTAGGAACTACTGTATCTCCAACTATATCAAAAAGTTTTACAATCATAATTATTTATAGTTAATCCGGATGTGTTAACCTCTTTTCCCACTTAGTCCTTGGTCCCTTTAGTTTATTTGTTTTGCAAAATCTAGCTATCAGTTCGGCAATTGGTGAACAAGCATGTCTTGTACTTATTACAGTTTCTTCTTTCCTGCAAGTTAGCCATGCTATAAATCCGTAAATTGCCTCACTTGCTATCATTTCGCCTTTCGGCTTTGTTTGTTTTTTCATTGTTTTGGTCTTAGTTTATCTCGATTCTCATTTAGCCATTTTATAATACTAATTACCTCTGACTTCATATATGGTATAATATACTGTTTTACCTCTTTTACAATAGGTTCTCCGTTTACAAGTTTGTGAATAGGCATTCCATACTTATCTTTACTTTCAATCTCAAAACTTACATGATCCAATGTCATCTTTCCAGGTTTGAGATTGTAATTATGCTTAAGAATTATATACATATACATCGAAAGCTGAAGAGTATAATGAATAAGATGACAATCATCTAAATGAGCTATTGGATCACTCATTGCACTTACTATTCCTTCCCAATTCTTGTATCCCTGAGTCTTCATCTCCTTATTAGTTTTGTAATCTGATATATTTACTTTGCCATTTACTACTTCTACCCTATCTGCCTGACCACATAGTCCGGCTGATTTAAGATATACAAAATGCTCAGGGTATATACCTTCTACAAGAGTCTGGTCAGGAGCTTCCTTTATTTCACCATTAGTAAGTGGTCTGATTATTGGAAGCAGCACTCCTTCCCTAGTAATGCTATCTAGAGCAAGCAAATCACTCTCTCTTTGTGCATGATACCATGTTCCAGTAGAATCAGCTCTTTTAGCTTCTGATTTCCAAATAGCCTGTATTTCCTCAGGAGGGATACCAAACCACTTAGATTTTTTATTAGCGGAAGACTTACTAGCCTGGGCTACCGCATCAAACGGTTTCTTGAACTGAGATACCAAACTAGTTACAGATACCCAATCTATCTTTTCAGATGGATCAATAGATTCGTACAGATGTCCCTTTTCTCTAAATGTTATCATTAGGATCGAAATTAATTTTTGTATTTACCTCTACTTCTTCTTCAAGAGATAGAACAGCTTCCCATCTTGCACCATCAGGATCGGGACAAGAAGAAGATAAAGATCTAGTTGAAAATGCCAATTTACAACCACATATACCACAGCATGGAGGAGCTACTCCAGGAAAGCATTTAGATCCTTCCTTATCTATATGAGGACAAGCATTACAGATTTTCATTCTCTCTGCTGCAATGATCTCAACATCCTCTTTTTTAAACAATGTATTCATAAATCCTTCAAAGATTTTACCCTTATCATGCCATATGTCCAATATACTTTTAGGCACCTCTCAGTTTTCTTTTTATTCGTTTATTTGCATATTCCTCTACCAGTTTTACTTTTATCTCTTTCAGCTTTTCAAGTCTTATTTTACAGTTATCATGCCTCTGAGCCCTATAGTAGGTAAAGCCATGTGTCCCTATAAGCTGTTTCTCATATTTTTCTATTTTCTTATCAACCTTAGCTGAAACTACTTCAAAGGTACCAAGATTCGGAATACGAAGTCTATGATGCTTAACTTCTGATAACACCTTCCTTATCTCAGACCACATGAAACAAACAACATTATCAACAAACTCAGGATCTACATTGAGTTCTGCCGCTGTAGCAGAGATTGTATTTTTAGCTTCCTTGGGGATCAATTCTGAGTACTTTATAATCCAGCAAAATATTACCTGATGTCTGGATGGTTAATGTATGATTTACACTTATTCTCTTTTTGCTCTTCCCCGTCTTTGTTATTAATCCCTTCTTCTCAAGCTTTGCCAGTAGATTCCTCACGGATTGCTGACTTGCCGAAATATTTTCTTTTACAGCAAGTATGCAGAATTCTCCAAGTTCTACATCCGGTGTCATTGTAAGAAAGGTAAGACAATTTAATTCCAGTTCAGGAATATTGATATTACCAAGATAACAATGTATCATAAGCTGAAACTTAACAATGTCCCATATGTCCATCCGGATCTTCTTCTGAACCTGGTTGACAACTGCAGTTTTTGATTTCTCTACTATTTCACTCATTGTGGTATTTCAGTTTTAAGCCTCCTTCTTATCATAGGTTCTTTAGGAACACCCTCTTCAGGTTGTACCATTTCAGTATCTGGTCCATTCGGTACATTTTCTTCAGGTGCTTGTTCAGGAGGTGCTGTGATCTGAGCAATTCTCATAAGTGCAATCATCCTACGGAGCTCAAGCTCTTCTTCAACAGCCATTTGTTCAGTAACAGCATTCCGTGCTTTGAGATAACCTACTTGTGCATTTAGAAAAAACTGCTGCTCTTTCCAGTAGTCCGTCATCTCTTTCTTTCTTTTTACAAGTTCCGCAGGGGAGATTTTCTGATTATCCTCTTTAGGAATGTTAGTTTCATCTGTTGATTTTACCATGATAATAAATTTTATTGGTTTATAATTTGACAAAGATACGATAAAAGTTTAAACTTGCAAGGTTTAACTTAAAATAATTTATTAAGAGGTTCTGATTATTACCAATTATGCCAATAAAGAGAAAGCAGTGGGGGATTGGTTACCCCCATTTCACCGTACAATCGATGGTCTTATTATTAGACGAACCGCTTTTTGTATCTTCAAAATTACCTGCCGTGTAATTAAAAGGATATTATTCATGATGGTATTTCCCATCATTGATATATGATATTGAGTATAATGTCGGATAAAAGCGAATATTTTCCATTATAAGTGACTAAATTGGTAATAATGTAGAATCTTTTCCATTACTCATCAAAAGATTTGACCGGATAGTAGTACTAACCACTTGACTGTAAAATTATTTCTTCTTGTTTTTACTCAAACTTAACCAAAGTGCTTTCTCCTTCCTTGTCCCAGATTTCTTCTTTATATGTGACAACTTATATCCTATCTTCTTTCGCTTCTTTTTCTTCTTCCATTGTCCAAAACTCACGTTTTTTATACCCAGTATCTTTTTAAGTTGCTCAAATATGATGTTACTATGCTCTCCCCAGAACATCTCACAACTTTTTTTCTTATGATTATACGGTGGTGTCATAAATGATGAATTTTGTGAGTAGTTTTTAACCCCACGTTGATTTTCTATTTTCTTAAAATAATCGTCCGTGCGCGGGTCAATGCCCGTATTGACTAGCTTCTGGTGCAGCCCTAGTGCATAGCTGGTGACTTCCTCAAACCCTGATGCTCCGAACCACTGGTTTTGTGCCTGCCAGCGCAGTGTTTTTTCGTCCGGTTCTACAGTTTGGGGTGCCTGTTGAGGCATTTGTACATCATCTTGATCGACTTGTAAAGAGGTTGGACGATATTCTTTTGCTTTTTCGAGGCCTTGTTTGGCAT